ATGAAAAAAGTAAAAAATTATGTGGTACTGATTCTACAGAGTTATCTCCCTCATTACTTAAAAATTTGCAAGATTACGAAAAACTGTTGAGTGTCAATAATAGCGATGACATTATTTTAAATAAAATAATCGAAACATCAAAAAATCCAACGGTATCCAAGTATTTTATATTTGATATAAATCCCGAAGAGTTATCCAAAGTCAAATCTATAAAACAAAACATTAAATCGTCGATCAAAAAATTGTCGTCTACAAAAGAAACTTGCATATCCAGAAATGAACTAGCTCCTATTTTAATCTATAGAGGTAATGCATTAGCATTGCAATATATTGATTTGATAATGAAAAAGGTTTTACAAGATACAACCTTGTCTGACCCAGATAAAATACAAAAAGAGTTTATAAATCTCGCATCGGTTTTATCGACTGAAGCTATATTCGGCGGTAATGTAAGTCTGCCACTTATTAAATTTACCGGTGACAAACTAGAAAGACTCGGTTTCAAAAATCAATACAAACTAAAAGTACCCGAAAAAATACCCGATCTAAAATTAGGCAAGTTAACTGTGAGACTTGAACCTGAATCTAACGCTTATTTGGTTATATATTTATATTTGTTTTCTGGAATAGAAACCGAAGATGATCAAGTTACTCCTATTTACGTTGTGTATGAAATGAGAAGTGAAAGTGGCAGTGGATTTACCTTTAAAACTGAGGGTAATAAATTTGTAAATAAAATATGATAATACAAAAACAACTACTTTGCACATTCGCGAATAGCTTAAATTATACAGAATCGTTAAAAGAAATACCAAGACAATATACTCTTATAGATAATAAGATCTTTATATTTGCTAACGAAAATAATCTTCGTGAATTATATCTAACATTCAACGTTGAAAAACGTGAACAAATTAACAGATTCAAAGGTACCATTAGTATACATCGTAAGAAGCAAACAAATACACTATATACGCTCAACGCAATGAATAAGTTGATTGCTGATGAAAACAATGGTGTATTTGATAAGAGCTTTCAATTAAATTGGGATTTATATAAAAACAGTATTATTTTAACCAATGAAATTGGAGTTAAAATAGTTCCATTAAAATTGTTTTCTATCTCCGAAATTTAATATGTATTTTTGACTTGATTTTGGTCTGCACCTAGTGTAGACTTAGTTTCGAGTTGGTTATACAATCTGGTTTGAGTGAACCAGACGAATTAATTAACTAATTAAAAATTAAATATTAAATAATTATGGCATTAGATCTAAGTCGGCTAAAGAGCCGTTTGAGCTCTCTCTCAAACACAAATCAGAAATCAAACTTGATTTGGAAACCAAAGCCTGGTAAACAGGTAGTTCGTATTGTTCCGTACAAGTATGTACCTGATAATCCATTCATTGAACTAAAGTTTCATTACAACATCAACAACAAGACATATCTATCTCCTGATAGTTTCGGTCGTCCAGATCCAATCGTTGAATTTGCTAATCGTCTGAAAAAGACTGGTTCAAAAGAAGATTGGCAGATGGGTCGTAAGATGGAACCCAAGATGCGTACTTTCGTACCAGCTATTATTCGTGGCGAAGAAGGAGAAGGCGTAAAGTTCTGGGGATTCGGTAAACAAGTTTATCAAGAACTTCTATCAATCATCAGTGATCCTGATTTCGGTGATATTACCGATCTAACCAATGGTCGTGATATCGTTGTAGAATTCAAGACAGCTGAAGGTGGAGCTAGTTTCCCAGAAACAAGCATTCGTGTTAAGCCAAATGTAAGTCTCGCTGTAGATCCAAAGAATGCACAGTTAATGGAAGCATTGAAGTCCCAAGTTAATATTTTGGATCTGTTTGAAGAACTATCCTATAACGATCTAAAAGATGTTATGGATAAATGGTTAAATCCAGAAGCATCTGCTACTGAGATCGTATCAGAACCAACTCCAAGTGGAGATGATGATGAAGCTCCGTTCCCCACAAGTACTGTGGTCACATCCCAGGCAAAATCCGTACAATCACCGAGTACAGCTAAAGCTAAGGGTAAAGATAGTGTAGATCAAGCATTTGATGACTTGTTTAACTCTTAAAAATTAAAAAATAAGCCGGTGGAGTTTTTATAGTCCACCGGCTTTCTATTTATATACGTTATGGCAAAAAAAAGTGTTACTAAAGATACGGGTCAACGTGACGAACTAATCGAAATGTTGGCAAATGAATTAAATAAAGCAAATAAAGAGGGCGGAAAGATTGCTCATTTTCTAGATGAACAAGACAATCCATCTGAAATCACGGATTGGATTAGCACTGGTTCTTCTATTCTAGATTTGGCAATTAGTAATCGGCCCCACGGCGGATTGCCAGTTGGAAAAATGGTAGAATTTAATGGACTTGAAGGTACTGGTAAAAGTTTGTTATCCGCTCACGTTGTTGCAGATACCCAAAAGAAAGGTGGTATTGCTGTAGTAATTGATACAGAAAACTCAGCTGCTCCTGAATTCTGGAAAAGTTTAGGTGTAGACTTGTCTAGGTTATTGTATGTTCAATGTGAAACCGTTGAAGATATTTTTGCCCAGATGGAAAGAATGATCGCTATTGTTCGTAAAAGTGACAAGAATCGAATTCTAACAATTATTGTTGATTCCGTAGCAGCGGCATCTACAAAGGTAGAACTTGAAAGCGATCACGGTAAAGATGGTTACGCTACTGGTAAGTCAATTATTATCAGCAAAGCAATGCGTAAGATTACTACTATGATTGGTCGGCAGAAAGTACTTACAGTGTTTACTAATCAGCTACGCCAGAATCTAAAGGCTATGGCGTTTGGAGATCAGTATGTGGTATCAGGTGGTAAAGCACTTGCTTATCATTGCAGTGTCCGAGTTCGTTTGAACAACGCAGGTAAACTCAAGAAGGGTGATGAGGTTGTTGGTAACGTATGTAAAGCGGTTGTTGTGAAGAATCGTATGGGACCACCACAACGTCAAGCAAATTTTGATATCTATTTTGATAGTGGAATTGCTGACTATGGCAGTTGGATTAAAGTTCTAAAAGATCAAAATCTAATTAAACAGGGTGGTGCTTATTACACATACAAGAAGGATGATGGATCTGAATGGAAGTTTCAATCCAAAGATTTTGTGACTGTAATGAAAACAGACAAAGTGTTGGGAGAAGAAATTTACATGAAGATTTGTGATGCTGTAATTATGAAGTACAAAGACTTTAATAGTCAGATCATTGACGATGCTGTTGTGGAGGCGGACGAAGAAACTACTACGTCGGAAGAATAATAATATGAGTGGATTCAGTTCATCTGAAAAGAAAAAACTGTTTTCATTGTTTGAAAATATCAATGAGGGTGTTGGAAATGAAGGTCTTAAAAAGTCTATCAATTCCGACATCCTCCTTGTTGACGGCCTTAATACTTACATTAGAAGTTTTATGGCCATTCCTTCACTCAACGAAGACGGATTACATACCGGTGGTATTGCTGGTTTTTTGAAGAGTATAGGATATGCAATTAAATTACTTTCTCCTACCCGAGTTATTATCGTATTTGACGGTAAAGGTGGTAGTCAGAAACGCAGAAAAATTTATCCGGATTACAAAAATGGCAGAAAGACAGACATTCGTCTTAACCGTAATTATGAAGAATTATCTTCCTCACAAATCGAATCTGTAAATTTTAGAAAAGAGTTGGTTCGTACTGTAAATTATTTAGATACCTTGCCTGTAACAATTATGGCAATTGATCAAATAGAAGCGGATGATACAATTGCTTATTTAGCTAAAGATACATTCAAAGACAGTAATGTAACCATTATGTCTACAGACAAAGATTTCTTACAACTAGCAAGTGATAAGATTAAAATCTGGAGTCCAACAAAAAAGAAAATTTTTGGTTGTAAAGAAATATTGGATGAATATGGTATTACCTGTAATAACTTTATTCTTTATAGAACTATGGAAGGTGATGTAAGTGATAATATTACTGGATTAGATGGAGTTGGTTTGAAAAGAGTTGTTAAAGCATTTCCATTTCTTGCTAACGAAGATCAGTCTTGTTTACAACAAATTTATAATTACTCTGAAAATAATCGTGGTAAATATAAAATTTATGATACTGTATTAGACAATAAGTTATTGCTTGGTCGTAACTATGAATTGATGCAGTTACATAATACGCAGATTCAATCATTTACACAATTACGTGTAGAAGAAATTATCAATACCCCCGTCAAGAAAATTGATAAAATTAGCTTTTCTAAGTTAATTACAGAAGACAAAATGTGGAATAATATCCCCAATTATCACATCTGGTTACAAGAATGCTTCGGCAAATTAAATAGTTTCGTGGAATAAAAAATGTCGGTTAATAAAAGTTGAAAATCACTGAATTCAGTGGTATAGTAGAGTTATCTTATGGAAAACAAAAAAGCAATTGATTCATTAACAAAATACGGACGTGACTTTCAAATCAAGTGTATTTCGTGTTTAATATCTGATCGTTCGTTTATTGAACGTATTAATGATATTATCGAAGTAGACTTCTTTGAAAGTGATGCAAACAAATG